TCGAAGCGAATATCATCCAAAGTGAAAAACCATGAAACTTCAGCATTCTCATCAGCAGATAAATCAAATTTATCTTTGGTTTGTCCGGGGTTGCTTCGAAGAATATCTTTAACGCTGTTCTCGAATTGAGCAGTGCTCTTTTCGGTGAGATCTACGCCCCAATAAGCCTTAAGTGGGTTAATAATGCCATCTGTGCTGGCACTCACTCGAAGAGGAATTTCTGGGTAGTCGAACTCACAGCTAAAAGCGAGAGAGTCAAGTTTAGCATCGCTGTCTGCAACCGGACCCATTAATACTTGACCATCCACTGCAGCCTGAGCAACCCCGAGTGAATTTTTAAATGCAAATCCGGCCATGTGGTCGGGACCTACCTCGCCAAAACTCAAGTGATCATTGGATTGTGCGAGGGTGCTGCCGCTTATCAGAGTAAGGGGTTGAAAAACCACAGGTCCATAACAACCAAATGGTACGTGACCTCTGTTGTTGCCGGGCTCAACATGCACTCTAATCCAGCGCGATTGATTTTCATATTCTCCGAGTAGTTTATTTCGCTTGTCTGTGTGATCCCAAGTAATTGAACGGTCTCCGATTCTTCTAGCAATATAATTTGGAGAAGAAGGATCTAAATTCAGGTTTGAGAACTTTTCAATTGGAACGGGTCGCAAGTCCGCATCTGTGATATCGCGCACGGTTACGGTAAAGGTTGCCCATTGTTTACTAGATTTGGGCGGCTTAATGTTTTCAATGGAAATTTTAAGATTGTTTTGATTCCATTCAGAGCCGCCATCAATTGAAACAAATTTAAATAGTTTTTTCGCTCGACTAGTCATACCTGCATCGAAACCTGCAGGATCTGCATTTTCATCTTGCGAAATAATAAATCCCGTTTCTGAAGGGTAATACTCTTTTTTCATAGAAGCATAACTAAGCGAACCTGAAGAAAGCGCCATTATTACACCGAAACCCTGCTCACCTGAGCCAGTCAAAGTGTCAGCAACGCCTCTTTCGAAGGTTTCGCCAAGCCAATAGTTTGTTAAACCTTGGGCAGTGGTGTAAATACTGTTATTAGTTAATTGCGGGTTTGTATTAAAGACCTTTCGAATGTACTTATCAGACGCCCTATTAAAGTTAAAGGCAGACTCGATAACTTTGGAGCCATTTTTATCAAAAATGGCCACTTTAAATTCGTTATCAACACCAGCGTCTCCACTAGGTAGAGATTTGATCATAGCACTAGTGCCTGATGTGAACTGTCTTGTGGCGCCGAATGGGTGTCCTACTACGTCTATGCCGGTGCCTCTCATTGTGCCACTAAGTGCTGCAACGCCCTCATCAAGGTACCAAACTGCAGCAAGAGTGCCCCTGGCTTTGCTTTGAGTGGAATTTACACCACTGGTGAATGCCGATGGTGCGTCACCCGTAACAGCGGCGTCCCAGTCTGCTTTGTTGCTGTAAATAATTTGTTTATTTCCAAACGCCCCGTTGAGCACGTTTTGTGTGAGCGTCACTGTAGGGGCGGCCACGCCGCTTGTGATATCAAGGTTTCCTGCGGTGTTTTGACCATTAACTGCTGTATTGAACGCGGTAGCGAAATCGGATTCAGCAGAAGTATTAACAGAAACTGCGCCAACAGTAGTTACTGCGGCGTTGTCTGTGTTTACCTCAAATACTGCGGATGTACCTGCGGTATCTGTTAATGTAATTGTGGTATCTTCGGCCGGGTGGCCATCAAATGTAAATGTTGCTGTGGATCCATTAATCGCGCCACCCTCAAAAACTGTATTAACCGCACCGCCATTGATAGTCAAATCGGCGGCAACGAGGTTGGTGACGGTGATAGCCGTCGCCCCAGTTTTCCCGGTACCGGTGGGCTGAGTAACCACAACTTGACCAGCAACGGCGTTTGCAACAACAGTGAGCAGTTCGTCAGTTCCATGACCATTATCGTGGTTGATTGCAGCTGCGATCTCTGTAGCGACAGCGGATTTATCAGCTAAACCGTTCAGCCTAACACGAATGTTTCCTGCGGCAATTTCAGTACCAGTCGCGAGGGCGGTAGTCTGTAGCGTGTAGGTTCTTGTTGTGTTCGCGGCATCATTGGAAATCAGTGTAAAGGCCATATTATCATAGTTGCCAGCAGTGTCGTCAAGGGCAGCAATTGTGCATGTAAATGCAACCTCTGCGGCGCCGCCAGTAAATCCGGATGGCACATTGGCACTGCAAACAGAATCCCAATTCGTTGAATCGCTAAGGGTAATTGTTTTGTCTCCAGCTGTTCCTCCGACGTCTTGAGTGAGTGTGAGCTGATCACCAACGCGAGCACTAGTGATATTAAAGGCATGCGCATTGATTGCAACGTCAAGCGCCGTTGCAAAGCTCGTTGGAGCAGTTGTCGTAGTAATCGCGACATTGCCCGGGGTAACTGCCGCGGCATCTTGCTTGACCTCAAACACCACAGTTTTGCCCATAGCGTCCTCTAAAGTAATCGTGGTGTCTTCGGACGGGATACCATTAAACGCGAATTCGCTCGTGGCTGCTGTGCCGTCCTCGACTGAGCCGGAAGGAATAACAAAAAGACCATATGCGCCGCCTTCATCATTAACTTCGCCTTCTGCGCCTGCGGTCTCTAGAAAGCTAGTTTCCCAGCCTGCTTTTCCGTCAGGGCTGCTTGTTGGGTTTTTATGCTGGGCGCCCAAGAGCCGTACAAAGGTCACGGGGCTATTGTTTCTTAAGTATGCCTGCGCCGCATATGCAGCATAAGTTGGTGCAGAAAGATTTCCGTCTCTCCATGTATCAGTTAATTTGCCTCCTGCTACGGGGTTTCCAAAGATTTCAACAAACTCTGAGTAAGAACCAACCGTTACAGGGCGCATACCCGGGCCTCTTTGGGCTCGGCCAATAATAAGAGGACCCATCTTTTGGGCTTCCGTTGGGATTTGCGACTGATCAATTTCATCAATAAAAATTCCAGGCGACACAAATTTAAATTTGCTAACTGCAGTTAATGACATTACTTATTCTCCTTATTTTTTCGCAAAAAATAATCTTTTTTTCTTAAGTAAATAGTAATAAGAAATTGCAAAATCCTTTACTCTCTACAAAAAGCATCTTTATCGTCACAGGCGGGATCGTCTCCGAAAATAACGCGCTCTCTGGGCATTTTAATATCGACTTGATTTTCCCTTATAACTACCTTCGGAGTTTCTTGGTTTTTGTCTTCTCCAATTAGATATCCCAACATCTCAATTGGCAGTGTTGTTTCGTATCTTCTTTCGTCCTGACCTAGATTTGACATGTTGGTATTTGTCGACATATCGCGTATAAAACCTTCATAGAAATGGCCATGAGGGCGAGCCGTAAAATAGTTTATGCCGCCGGGCTTCGTAATGAAAGGTGTCATCATTTCGTTTATCTGCTGTTGATATTCTGCTCTAAGTACTATATTATATGTTACTGTGACATATACCGGCATTGGCATAGATCTAATTTCATAAACAATCTTTTCATTCGGCTTTTCATCTGGAAAGTTAATTTGTTTATGATTTCTATATTTATTTACAGATGCAAACTTTGACGTTTTGTCCTGATTTATTCTTCTCGCAACTGTAACAGAGCCTCCACGATAATCATCTACAGGTGGCACATTACCCCAGAAGCCGCCTTTTCTATTCGGATCTTTAACCACAGAGGCTCTCTCTACTGTAATCAAAGGTAAAACCAGCGTACCAGAACCATCTCGAAGTTCTTTTTCGTTCTTTAGTTGAAAGGCTCGCTCTGCAGAAGCCCATATTACTGGTGTTTTCTTCCAGCCTTTGTTTGTTGTTGCAAAAATATTCAGTTCGCTGTCAATATAGTCAAACAACGCTCCATCAATCAACTCTAAAGTCGAAGGTATTATGGGAAATTCTTTACGTGCCATCAAATGTGCCCTCGCGAGCCTTAATACAAGAGGCTTCTATTTCCACCTTGTGGTCTGCTTGTCCAAATAGCTGTTTTGGCTCGTTTAGTTCAACTATTTCGTAATAATCTTGCCCATATAGAACAAAATCGCCTTCTCTCACAAATAAATCCTGATCTTCGGTCAGCCTTCGTTTATGAAAGTGAATTGTAATTGCAGGGCGCTTATCAACACCCAAATTAGTAGTAGTGGTCGTATATCCTTTCCAGACAACCAAAGCATACACTCTTACAGGGGGCAAGAAAGTCTTTTTAATTGCCTCTCCATATAAAGGGTGAAAGTTCGTATGCTCCAGACTTACTGGATGATATAAAACTTGCTGACCAATGACTCTCTCAATAAGCTCATCATTAACTTGCTTAACAAGATTCCGCTCCTTTGGTCCGAAGAACATTGGGGGCGGTGGACTATCTGGCTGTTCCCATTCATTAGACATTCTCTACTTATCCTAAAACAATCGGCACAGGGTATACCATTCGTTCCTGTACTTTTGTCGTGCTATCTATCACTCCTGCATCTCTTTCTGCAAGTTTGGCATAAGTTAGCTCATCGAGCGTCGTTTTCAGTTCGTCTCTGAGTGCTTGTTGTTCGGATTTAGCTGCGCTTATCAAATCAGAGCCATTTAAATTGACTGATTCTCCTGGAATTGGAATAGAGCCGAATTTACTTCTTACATATCCCAACATTTCCTTGCACAAAGATAGTGCAAAGCGCCTAATCCACTGCTTTCCGATTGCATTAATGTTTTGGTAAGGAACATTATCAAAGGGAAGCGTATTCATGTTATTAACGCCAGTAAGGCCATCTGCTTTATCTGATTCTTCATCTGCCCAAATATCATCTCGTACATAAAACTCAACCCACATTTTACTAGGGGTTACGCGCACAACATTTGGTGCAAGTCTTAATTTGTTGTTTTTGATCTCATATGAATAGTGTGAGTTTCTTGTATATACTGCGTCTTCAAAGGCCATGGCCTGCATTTTATTTTGCCATGCTGGTATGATTTCAAAAGTGGCATCATCAGCAAACTGACCATAACTAGATAAGTCGCCTACAGTATTTAAGCCGCCATAATAGCCAAAGAATCTCCACATTGAAGAAGGGGTTTTATACCAGACTCTTGTAATATGAACTCTCTTGCTTCCAAGTTCTCCTTCATAAGGTAGGGCAGTATTGTCGGTATTTGCAGCGCTGGATGAAATAATGTTTTGCAGATCATAGTCCTGCTGGCCAGAAACTGTGTCGAAAGATGCTGAATATATCTTTGAATTTGCAGTGCCAATTCCGGCTTCTAGTGCCATTCCATCTGCTATTCTTCGGCCATAAACGAAATCCCACTTGGGGTATTTAAGGTTGGTTTCACTAGGGTCGTTGACGCCCAGTGTTTCTCCGTCATGATTAAAAGTGCCTGTTGTATTTCCAAGTGCACTCCCTAGTATGTTTTTAGACTGGTGTATGTTAAGAATATAAGAGTATTCCAGTACGGCTTCTTCATAAGCCGCAAAGACTTGCTCTTTTGTGATCTCGATGTCAAGTACATCGCCACCTAGCTTTTTATAAACGTAAGCAACTTGATCTGATGCTCCTGTACAAAAATACTGATCTGATTGATACACCCCAAACGGAAGGGCCGCATCTTTTGCATCAGTGGCATTACTTCCTGTGGGTAGTATTATAGCGCTCGTTTCGCTTGCAGGTGTTAAAGTGGGTACCGCCATTCATTTAGATCTCCTCGGATATAATTAGTTGGCAGCGCCTTAAAAAATCTAATTTACTTTTTGTTTGCAGTCTTTCTTTTGGAAGTTGTTCTTTTCACAGCCTTCTTTTTTAAATCTGGTGATTTTTTGCGGCCCGAATTTTTGCGAGATCTCGTTTTTGGTTTTGGCCCAGCTATAGCAGATTCGTCTACCTCTTTTACCACAACTTTCGGTGTCTTTTTGGTGACTACCTTTTCCTCTTCAATCTCTTCAGTTTCCTTTTCAGGGGCAGTGAATGCCTCTGCTAGTATTTCTTTTAGCTTTGCATATTTGCTTGCAAATTTCTTTGCAAACTTTTGACTGGTCATACGACGCTTTTTCTTTCCCATGGTGAACTCCTTTATGAATATATTATACAACATTATATTGGGGATATTAACAAAAAACCCCACATTCTTTGAATGTGAGGTTTGATGTTTTGATAAGACGAGTTGGTTATTAAGTTGCGCAGGTGCCAGTAACTCGAAATGTGCCGGTTGAACCCTCGCCGTCGCAATAAATAGTTATCATATCACCGATTGCTGCTCCGCCAGACTGGTCAAAAGTTACGACAGTGGACGCGACAGTGAGGCCTGCTGCGGTAGTACCATCCGGACATCCGACAGCACCTACAATTGTATCTCCACTGGTAGCTCGCGTAACTGTGGAATCGGCGGTAACGTCGTTCACAGTAAACATCGCCCACCAACCTTTGCCAGCGGCAGTAGCATCTGGAAGGGTAACTGCGACGCCGCTTGAATGATTTAAGACAAAAAGCGTGCCGCAATCAGCCACATCGACTGTCTTCGTGGTAACCTCGACCTCCTCAACTTTAATTCTGTTTGCTGAATATCTTCCTAGTTTTGACATGTTCTTTTTCTCCCTTTATTTAAAAAGGCATTGTCGCCTTATCATTGTTCGTCATTATAAATAGTATCTTCATTAGCAAAAATCTAATAATTCAATAAAAAAACCCCGCCTTAATTTCTTAAGGCGAGGCTTAATTGTTTTTAGCTGTTAACTAATCAGGGATTAGCTTGCGCCAGACTCACCAAGGAGTCCACGTACAACAACCAGACCATACATATCAGGTCGAACCATCTTCTTAGCGTAACGGGTCATAACGCCTTTACGTGGTACGAAGTCTTCCGTACCGAAGATAGTGGGAGTAACCTGGAGAGGTACGTAAGGAGCGTATACGTAGCCACTCTCAAGGAAGCTACCACCCTTTCGACCAACGAGAACGAGGTTACGGGGGAAATAGGGATCTACATAGAGGTCCCACTTCTTGCTAAGATTACCAGATTTAACTGCACCAACTGTACCACGATCATCATCATGGGTTACGTTAGCACGGAAGCCACTAGTAAACTCAAGAATATTAGCCACTTCGGGGCTAGTTACGAGGAACGTAGCTCCGCCGCGCAGAGTCTTACGGTGAATCTGTGCGGAGACATCATTGATAGTCTCTACAAGAGTCTCGTACCACTCAGAAACGGTACCGGTGAAGTCCGGTGCAGCCGAAGATGCACCAAGTTCAAGGCCAGTCGCTCGATTGACAAATAAGCCTGGTGCGCGGGACCAGAAAAACGTACCAGCTTTAGCACCAAGAACGAGATCGTTAAGAATCTCACGATCAATTTCCAAAGCAATGTGCTCAGAAAGAACTGATGTAAGCTCAACTTCTGCGTCAAGGTTGTGATAAGCATTAAGATCCTGACCAAGCTCGGGGCTCCATTTGGCTTTGAGCTTTTTGGTGATTGCCGTTACAGCAATTGACTCGACTCTAATGTCGATTTCAGGAATCTCGTTTTTACTAACGCTGATACTATCTGCAAAAGGATCGCCGCTGTTGCCGGTTTGAGGCACGGGCTCTTCAAGACCCCATGGACCAGCGCCGCGAACGGAACCAATTGCATCACCAGTTTCAAAAGTGTCCTTGAGTGGGAAAACGAGAGCTGGAGTACCGGCATCTGCATTCGCCGCAGTCAAACCTGCACCAACAAGATAGAAAGTGATAGCCACGGAGGTCGCATTCGGATCGTCATTTGAAATCGTTGTGCCATCCGTACCTTTGGTGCCAAGGTGTGTTAACCTTCGAAGAACACCATCGACATCGGCATGCAAACCTGTAAGATCAAATGCGCCCATGTGCTCAAAGTTCATTCTATCGGCATCTACCTTGAGCACGTTCACAACAAGCTCAACAATATCATCGGTGGTGTCGTTATTGACACTGCCCGCTAATACGTCCGGGTCAAACTGGAGGGCGGCTTTTTGCACCTCGGATAAGGCATCAATTTGTACCTCGGCTCCACCCCACGCCGTAAAGGCTGTGTGTACAGTACACCATGCAGGTGCACCCGCCGCCTGGTTTGCAGCGATAGTCGCAAACGAAGTCGCACTGCCATCTGCCGCGGGGAGCGTCAATGATCCAGTCGGTGAAGAATAAGCATTGGCAAGATTATAAAATCCGCCGCCTTCTTCGGTGATGTCAGTAACACCGGTTTGGATTTGCGAACCAGTTACGCCACCACCGTACACGGAGTCGGCGGCAGTGATTCCTGCACGACCACTTTCATAGGTAAAATCTAGGAAAAAGATCAGTCCAGAGGGCAAGCTCATGGGCTGAACGCTAACGAGATCGTTAGCAATTAGTCCACCGAATACACGGCGAACAATCGGAAATGCAACGGCAGCAAAGCCTTCCACATCACCAGCGGCCATTGAGCTAGCTTCACGAAGAAGCTCTTTGGCTTGGTTTTCGAGGAGACGCGCCATACCGCTACGGTTATCGTCCTTGTTGATTCCCTCAAGAAGACCAGTTTTCTCCCACTTGCTAAGTAGAGCGTTGCCTTCTTTTGCGAGGTTCCGATCAACAATTCCTTCAGTTAGTTTTTCTAAAACAGACATTATATATCCTCCTTTGTTTGTTTAAGCATCGTTGTTTTTGATGCCAGCTAACTTTTGCATCCTATCCACTAAACGCGGATCGGATTTCGCCTCTTTGCGAGGCAAGAATGCTGAAGAACGTTTTTGTACTGCTTCGTTTAGGGATTTAGGCTCTCTCTTATTAGAGTTTGTGCCTACCACTGCACTTTGAAGGGTTTCAAAAATAGTTTTTGCTTCTTCAACGGAACCGGCTTTTTGCACAGCTTCAACAATTTTATCTTTTTGTCGCTCATTCAGGGAGATACTGTCTAAAACACGGTTTGTGTATAAAAGCTTTGCATTCTGAAGATTTGCTTCATTGAGCTTTTCTTTCATTTCTACAAATAGACCTTTATACTTCTCATTCTCTTCTTGAAGCTTTTGTAAAGCTTCTTGACCATTTGTCCAATGGCCATATAAATTTTTATATTCTTGTTCGTATTGCGCATGCGATTCAAAAAGTCGAGCATGCTGTTCGTAAAGTTCATTATAGTGGTGGTGATACGCTTGAAGTTGCTCTTCCATTGTCCCTACATCTGCACCGGTTTCTGTTCTGATGTCTGTTTCTACAGCGCTTGCAGATGTCGTATCTTGAGTGTTGACAAATGATTCATCGGCCTCTTCTAGATTTTCGTCTTCCTCAAGATCTAACAACTCGTTCAAATCGTATTCTTCTTCAAGGGCATCTTCGTTTTCTAAGACCTCTTGCTGGGTATCTTCATTAACTTCACTCATATCGTAACCTTCTCCTAAAATGTCTATTAAAAGTGACTCTTGCACTAAGTATTGTTCTTCCGGGGGACCTTCTTCTCCCATGATCTCTGCGGCAGTTCCTGCAGCGTCCATTGGCATGCCCATATCGCCTTCTGCTTCTGCTGACTGAAGGGCTGCGCCAAGTTGATCTAGATCTATAGTTATTGGCTGGTCCTCTTCTGGACATGGGCACAATTTTTCACCATCGCCGTGCGCTGGAGGTATATCTCCCATAAATTCAGGGGTTTCGGTTGGACCTGCTGCAGCTGCAGGATCGGCCATTGGATCGCCTCCGCCTAGGCCGCCTAGCATTGCGGCCATCATCTCCTCTTCGCCACCTTCTGGTGGGGGGCCTTGCTCTAACAAGTGATTAACGGCATTTTTAATGTCTATTGAGTATTTCTCAATTAGTGTGGATTCTGCATTCCTAATCGCAGCTTCTTTTAAAGCTTCTGCATCAACGATTGCTTGTTCAAGCATGGAAGACATATATACGCTCCTTTGTTTCTATAGCTGTTCATAATAAGTAGTGTGTATAATTAGTAAAAACCCCAATTTAAAAAAAAGCGGGTCAGACACTAAGATCTGACCCGCTTAATAAAACACGTATGGTTAAATTTACATTACACCATCGTTGCCCGGACCAAATTCTCCATCGCTCAATTCTTCCATGAGAAGCTTAAAGCGCTTTCCAGAAGTGTTGTGACGAAGGGTCAAATAATCAGATTCCTCTATAACAGACCAGTCGCCGCGCTCATTTTTCAAGTGAAGGTCGCCCGTATACACGTTGTTAGCGTATACAGCGTCCCACTTTGCACCACTTGCGCCCAAATCCTGTCCACCATTGCTGTCTGGAGAAACAGTAGCACCCATAAGAATACTTCCACCAGATTCAATAGTCAGGTTTGTACCATCACTAACAATGTACTCGCCAGTATCAGCAAACTGTAATCGTTTGCCAGAAGCCATCGTCATCGCTGATACATCACCATCAAGTCGGAAAACCTCTGTCTCGGAACCACCGTCATTTACCTTAAAGATCATATCTTTATTTGAAACCGCCGTCAGCAGGGTCATGTCACCAGAATTATCATGTTCAAACATGAAAACTTCAGTGCCTGCAACTTTGAGGTCAAAGGCTCCGCCGCCTGCATCGAGGATAACATCTCCACCAGCATCAACCAAGAAGTCAACTGCAGGCTTGATATTAATATCGGCATCATCTACAAGCTGCAAATCAGTACCATCATGGTTGATATAGGCGGCTGCTGCACCAAACGTAATCTTCTTGGTACCAGCCATTAACAACGATGAAACATCACCATCAAGTCGGAAAACCTCTGTCTCGGAACCACCGTCAGTAATCTTAAAGATCATGTCCTTGTCCGAAGTGTCGTTAAGAAGAGTTACATCGCCAGAATTGCTATGCTCAAACATAAATATTTCAGTGCCTGCAACCTTGAGTTCGAACTCACCATTGGCAGCATCTAAAACAAGTCCCGCGCCGGAATCCAACGTAATTGGATTAGCAGCAATTGTGAGACCTGTTGTACCATCGTGAGTAAGTGTAGCATCTTTGCCTGCGCCTAAGCCGAGGACGGCCGAATCGCTCAACAAATATACATCATCACCAACAATAACATCCAAAGCAACACTCAATCCACCATCTGTCTGCAAAGAACCATCAGTGGTGCTAGTTGCATTTGTAGTGTCATCCGTTTTAAGAACTCCACCAACAGTACATGCACCATTAGATGTAATTACACCTGCAGTACTAATAGTAGTACCGGTGTCACCGTAGCCGCCGCCGAAAGTGGCAGCTGCAGTACAAGTCAAACTAGCAACAGTTGCAACACCAGTATCAAGCGTACTAGAACCATTGTCAATATTGCCGAAGCCACTAGAAATAGCACCTGAGTTAAGGGTACCGACCGTAGTTGCTGCAGTTGTAACAAGGTTGGGCATTGCCGTAATCTCATCATCAAAATATGCAGCCAACGATTGAACCGTAACTTGCTTCATGGCTGTACCGTCATTAAAAACAACACCGTCACCATCAGCAACAGTCACTGTAGAAATGGTTGAGCCGCCATCCATAAAGTTAAGTTCAGCAGCAGTAGCGGTTACCAACGTGCCTCCCAACTTTAAACCACCGGCAGAACCATCGTGAGTGGAAATATCCACAGTGATGTTGCCATCGGAAGCCAAACCTTTTATGTCCATACCTTTAGATAAAGTACCGTCAAGCTCAGCAACATAAAATTCTAAACTACCTTCTTCTTCGCCAGTAGTAACATCGTCACTCTTCGCCAAGATTCGCGCATAGGTATGTTCATTACCAGCCGAATCGTACCCTGCAAAGTCAACGTTACCCAGAACGTCAGCATCAGCAGGAGAAGCACTTGACATGTGCAATTTAAGAGTCGCACCGGTTGCGTCAGCATTCGAGTTTAAAAGCTCCAAAACAGGATCGCTCGAACCCGAATGTGTCAACACAAGACCGCTGTCGTGCGAGTGTGTTAATGTAACTTCCTGATCATCACCGAAGTAAATTTTAGCGCCATTTGCCAAATAAAGATCAGACCACTCAGCAGAAGCGCCACCAAGAGCCGCACCATCTGCAGACGCAGGATTGACCCCACCAAAAGTAGAAGTGCCAGTAGATGTGATCGCACCACACCCAACAGTACCAATAGTTGCAATATTTTTACTAGCGTCAAGAACAACTGCTTTAGAAGCAGCTGCAGTACCAGCAGTAATGCCATCAAGCTGTTCTAAATCGGCTTCTGACATTGCTGCCGAACCAATAGTAAAGCTAGTGGCACAAGTAATTGGACCGTTAAAAGTCGCTGCGCCTGCTTCGGAACCATCCAAAGTAAGCATTGTGATATCAGAGCCATCATCGGTGCCTTTAAAGATAATATCAGTATCGGTGCCTTGAGCATCAATCGTGATATTCCCAGCACTAGTGGCCACGCTGACTGCAGCGTCGCCCGTGGTAATGTAGTTTGCAGCCAAACCGATACCCGCAAGATCGTCACCAACAAGATTAGACCATGAGCCTGTTAAGTTTTTAAACTGTAACTGACCTCCGTTATCTCTAATTCCGTAGCCGCTCGAACCGGTTTCGGCAGAATCTGCCCCCCAGTTAACATAGGCACTTGCAGATAAGTGCATCGTACCTGTTAATTTAATTTGATTATTATTATATTTCCATGTATTCAAAGACATTTATTTATTTTCCCCCCTGTATGTTTTATAAATAAACTATTTAACCTCCTCCAAAACCATCTTATAAACCTTTCCGGTCTTGTTATTGGTTACTGATAAATAGGCCTCTTCCTCTATAATAGTCCAGTCCCCTCTATCGTTTTTCATGTGGAGGTCGCCGGTATAAAGGTTGTTCGTGTAAATAGCTTCCCATTTACCATTACTTGCGCCTAGCGATCTTTGATTTCCGTCCGGTAAAATATTTCCAGCGATTGATAAATTCGATCCGAAACTTGCATCATTAGTTATATAAAAGCTACCAGTAAACTGATGGGTGTCATCGGCAGAGTTGCCGAACAGGGTGGAACCATACTGTTCTATGTTAGATACTGTTGTTGTGATTGTGTCGACGTGATATTCATTTGCGTACAGTGCGCCAGAAACATATAGGTTGCCAGTTATTTCATGGGTTGCAGATAGAACGCCAGAGACTGTACGTTTTGTGACTTTAAAACCGCGCTCTTGTGCTTTTTCAATTACACTCCTGTCAGTTCTAAAGCCCATCCATTAGGAACCGTCGTCTGTTATGCCAGAGCCAGTGAGGTGATACATGGAAGTTGTAGGAATGCTGGTGAGATCGGCAATGACTTGATAGTCAACATTAGTTCCGGCTGATGCAGGGGTGGAGATAAATATCTCTTTGCACTTTACATTGAAAGTTACTGAGTCTCCTAAGTTAGACAAAGTAACAAAATGTTTAAATGTTATAACATCGTCACCTGTATTGCTGATGGCCTTTTCGCCCGCGCTGCCGTTCTCCCCTGCTGCAAAAGCAGTGACGTCCGAACCGCTTTGAAAATGAACTTGTATTGGCAAATCAACGGCAGGTCCGTTTATTACAGTGACGCTTTTTGTCACATTCGGAAAAGAAATTCTTTGCACCTTGTTATTGGTGCTCAATGCTGAGCCCGTTATGAAGGGCTTCCCTGAAACTTGGTAGGAACCTACATTATATAATCCTACTTTTGGTGCGTTGTATACTGCCATTTCTTATCTCCTGTCGACACAATACTAATACTTTAATTAGTGTTTTCTTTTTATATTCTCTTTCTTTGATCGAAGTTTTTCTAATACTCGTTTTCTTCGTCGTTTTTCTTTCAATTTTTTTTCAGAAGGTTTTTCGTAATACATTCTTTCTCTGTATTTCTCTGTTATGCGCTCCTTCTTACACTTTTTAGTGAACCGACGAATCATTCTTTCAAGTGATTCGTCCCTATTGCGCGGCCTAATTTCAACATTTATTGGTCTCTTTCTTGACATCAACTACCTGCTAATTTTTTCCAATTCTTGGATCCACCAAGGGACATTATGCCGCTTATATCTACTCCTGCATCACCTGTCGCCACTCCAGAAAGAGGGCCAGAATAGCCACCTGCGCTTTCATTTATCTGACCACTATCTGAGAGGGCCTCTGTGCCGCTGAACACATCAACATTGTCAAACCCTGTAGCGTCTAGTAGTTTTCTTCTTTTTTCTTTCTCTCTTCTATGACGCTGCTCTAAAAGTTGTGCTCTCTCGGCTTTTTCTTCTTCAAGGGCCAAAAGTGCTCTCTTTTCTTCTTCTAAATTTACACTACTTTGTGTGCTTGTTATTGTTTGTTGAGGCTGGGTGCTTCTCATGACTTCTGTAATTATTCCAGAAAGCACACCTTCTTCAAAGATTGCCTCTTTTATACACTCTTTGATTAAAGGCTTTAATATTTTTTTCAATTCGCTTCTTTTCATATTAACTCTCTAATATCTCGTTTAATGCGCGATTAATACAATCGCCCTTTGTGAAAACCTTTTTAAGACTACGTTCCATAGACTCGCTAACCATATATGCATCACTGGTAGAAGGCTCCTGAACAATGTCAAAACAAATCAACTGAAAGTCACTTTTCACATATGTTTTGCCATTTTTTTGTTCGGTTGAACCTAAACCTCTAGATGATATACCAACTTTTACATTTGCTTCAACAAGTGCCTTAAGTGTTTTTCCAGATGGAGTGTTTAAAACCTGAATTTTGCCCATTACGCAATCGCCATCCAACCAAACATCAGTTACAAGATGTGAAGCGTTCTTTAAGTTCACAACAGAATCATCTGGGTGGTCTAATTCACCTAAAGATCTTCTTTCGTCAACAATTTTTTTATAATTCTTAACTTCTCTAGAGAGGATATCTTTAGGGTATACTCTGCCGTTTCCATTTTCTGTATCACACTTTTGCATGACGCCAGAAAGAAAAAGTACACCTTTATTAACAAGTTTCTTTTCTTCTTCTGTTAATAGATCTTTGCACACTCCATCAGGGCAAAGTTCATAAAATTCTCTTAGAAGTTTTTTAGACATCTCTTATCCTCTCTTTAATAAAAAGTGCGGGCGCAACCCGCACGAATCTAGAACCGCTGCAGCACCGTCGAACTGGCTGTAGCTTCCATCTCTTAGTCAACATTACAATCTCCCTCGTTTTTAAATGTCACTTTGAACCCAAAGTCATTAATCAATACGCCCAAAAGATAACAAGTTCCAGAACTAAGCCACCCTAAAATAAGCGCATTGGCTAAAGTATAGTCATAACTAAATAGTTCCGTCCACTTGTTTATTCCGAATAAAAGCACACCTACCCAGAAACCCATACACATAGGGCAATGAAATAGTTTTCCGAAACCATTTAACCATTTTTTTGGGGGCCTGACTTTATCGAATATTGAGCCAAAGATAAGTATCTGCGTTAAACCATACGCAGTTAAAATAAAATATATTAATTCCACATTTCCTCCTTAAGTGATTTTTATACCCAAACGTCTTTTTTTCCAACAGCAGTTACATTCTTAGGTTTTTTCTTTGATTTTGGTTTGTTTGCTGTTCCAACACCATAAAGTTTATCAGCTTCCTTTCCAGCAATATTTGTTGTTGCTTTAGAGGCTCCGGATTGTTTAAAGTTCCCTTTATAAGCCTTGGGCTCTACTTCTGGTGGTTTTTTGGGTGGCTTTTGTACTTGTGGTTTGGGCCCAAGCTCTCTGCCGCGAGGAGTGTTCCTATATTTCATGATCTCTTTTTTTCTTGCAATGTCTTGAAAGATCTGAGGATATGCGCCGCCATACTCAGGAGTAACCGCGTTGATGATCTTTCCCAGTAGCGGAATCTTTCTACCGCCTATGCCAGATTTTCCGGTGGCCGATACGCCTTTGCTGGCTTTATCCCACCTTTTCATAAAGTCAATGGCCTTTGGATCTCCTTTCGCTGCTGCATCAAATTTATAGCGTATAGATATTGGAAGCTGTTTGTATCTTTTTTTCATTGCCCCAAGCTCGTCTTCTCCATATTTTAGCCTTTTTGCTTTGGCAGCATCAGCGGCGCCTTTGTCTGATTTATATTGTTCTATTCTCTTGATACTTTTAGGGTGCGGTTTATTTGTTTTTGCTCTTCTGGCTAAAGAACCTTTTTTTCCAGTGCGGCCATAGGCTTCATGATCTTCTTTGGACATCTTTTTAGCAGTTGTCCATTTTGTTGCTTTTCTTTCTTTGTTCGTTGGTGTTTTCTTTTCTGCTTTTCTTTTTTCTAATTTCTTGCGATTAGAGGCACCGGGCAATGGTGCTTCTTTTTCTCCTTTTCTCATTTTTTTATTTTTAATTACCTGCCCCATTTTTTTACCAATGTCTTTATCTGGTGCCTTATAGTCTCCAGTCGGTGGTGAGAACTTCATTCTTTTTCTGGGTTTGGTTTTTGGTTTTTTTTCTTTTGAATCGTCGGGGTTAAGCTTTCTAGCTTCTGCTTCTGCTTCTCTTTCTTTGTTTCTTTTATTCACAACTCGCGAGCGTCGTACTTTTTCTGCACGAGATGGTGGGTCTGCAATTCCTTTGCCGCGATCCTGCGCCGGTAAGCCTTTAAGCTTGCGCACTAACTTATTTTTATCATCAGCTTTTTTCGCTTTATCATGCATTTGTAAAATCTTTTCAGCTTCGCTTTGCTTTCGCTTTCTTCTTTTCTCGCTCAAAACATAATCAACTTCTTCTTCAATTATTTGTTTGAGATCTGGTGTTTTTTTTCGGGGCGAAATTTTGGCAGATCGCGTTTTTGAATTTAATTCAGCTGTGAGCATTTCTTCAATTGCTTCTTTAAGATCTTGTTTGGTTAAGTTTTCCGTTGTCGTCTCAGAGTCCTCTTCAGATTCCGCTATATAATCCGGATCCAGAGGGTGTGGCAGGGGCGGTGGTGGTTCTGGATTGTCTTCTGGGCTCCAGATTCGATATCCAGGGGGCAAAAGATCCCATGGGTACACCCGCGGGCGGCGCTCCGGGCCTTCTGGGCCACGTGGGGGGCGCGCCTCATTTAAAAAACCTTCAAGTTGCTCTTCAATTATTTGTTTAAGTTTTACATTCTTTCCTTCATACAGCGTCATATCTGGTGATAACTCGTGTTCTTGGCTTTGCAAGAAGTCATGTTCTGTTTCTTTTTTGCCTAGTTCTGGGGATAGCCCAGCGTATTGCTGTAGAAGGTGCCAAAGCTCCGTTTCTTTTTCTGCTTGCTCTGGTGACATATATAGTTTGCCGAGTCCTAGTTTATTTTCAAGGTCCCACTGATCGTAACCCTGTGAGCGTCTATTGATATCAACCCAGTTCTCAATCTCTTTTGCAACGTCGTATGGAAGCAAACCCAACCCTGCGAGGTGGCCATATTTGAGGCCCCGATGCGTGGCGCCTTTGCCGAATTGTCCGTGCTTGCGCCAGAGCCCGGAACGTGGCTGTCTATAGAGATCGGTGAGCGCTCGACGAACATGTTTCGAGAGGGTGCCCGGGCCCATTAAAAACAGTTCTTGTGAGCCCTCGTCATCGATAAAGTCGCCTAATGATTTATCAAGCTGACTGATATGGTCACTTTCCTCGGGTATTGGCATGCCAGACTTATATATTAGTTCTTCTATGCTAGGATCATCCTCCCATTTTTCTGCACCTTGTTGAAAGCCCCATGTTGGTGCATACGAACTTTCAATATCATAGGTATCCGGGTTTAAAAAATCAGGTAACCAGTTTTCTTTCCACTCAGAAGGGGAGAGAGTATCTGTCGGGCCTTGTCGCGTTTGTCGCGCTTGTCGCGTAGGCATCCTGGAATCGAAGGGCGTCAGCATGCCGCGCTCGTAGACCTCTAAAAGTAAATTTACCTCTTCTTCAATCATTTGTTTAAGTTGGGATTCGCGTACGGGGGTGCTCATTTTCCTTGCTTGCGTACGCGTTATCGGTTTGCCGGTTTTTGCATCAGTTGCAACGAACGATTGGAATTTCTGGACCGGTTTTTTCTTTTTGCGCCGACGTCTTTTTGTAGGCTTCTTATAATATGCAGATTTTTCAAAGTCTTGTCTTATTGGGCTGCTGGGGTGTAATTTTTTCCAATAGCCAGATTTCGCTAAATTTTTATGAAGCTCCTTTCTTTGACCCCCAGAAAGACCAGTTACAAGATTAGAAAATGGTACTGAAGAGAGGCGATGATAACGTTCTCCACCTTTATCCCCCAGAGATCGCTGGAGGTTCCAATGGCCTTCGCCACCAATTTGTCCTGCTTTGCTCATAGCCATGCGGAAGACTTTTCGTTTCTGCGCATCGGTTAGGTTCGATTTCAACATGTCCTTCATTCCCGCATGCCACCGGGCTTTAACACCCTCAATTTCTCCCGTGCTCAACGCAGATGGCGCATGATGTTTAAATTGACCTTTACCTCTCCATCGACGCAGATCATCATACAATGCCGCTTCGGAGTGGTGACGTTGCATTGCCTCTGGATCCCATTTTGGCTCAGCATATGGGTCTGGTTTTTTGGCCGCATGCGCAACATCTGTTTTAACTTCTGGTGTGGATAAAGACCCTTCAGCTTCCGCGGCGCGAGGTTCAATTTTTGGCAGCACTGGTGTGTCCGATGTTGTTTCAATGCCTCTTCGAGGTCTTCGCTCACTCAAAAGCCCTTCAAGTTGTTCTTCAATCATTTGTTTAAGTTGGGATTTAGTTAAATTCATGGTCTATAGTCCTTAACGCCTTTACCTTTCCAACGCGCGTTCCACCCTCTAACATCGTAATGAACAAAGCTTTTATAAAGGCCTACTCCGCCTTTCTTAATTTTCTTTTCTTTTATTAAGTTAATAATGATGGCTCGAACTTCTACCGGGCTCATTCCGCGAATAATAATATCAGCAGCTTTTGCTTTCATGTGCTGTGATTTTCTAGCTCCACCAATCCTTCTATTATATTTAGGAGTTCTATATCCAGAAATCACATGTATTGGCTTGCCAATATGATCGCGTATGATCTGAAGGTTTTCAACAAGCTCTAACAAATTAGGCATCAGTTCATCTGGTACATCTGTACCATCTCTACATTTAAATTCTGATTTCTTAAAGTTTTTTGAAAGTGGCACGTTCACACTCTTATCCCCTATACGTATTATTATAAATGCTATAGCGAGCAACTCCGCCTGTCCATTTATTTTGTACGCCCTTCCTGGCCTTATGTGTTTTGGTAGCCCAGTCTAGATCGGTCGAAGTGTCATCGTCTGGTTCTAGCCACCAATCGTTCAAGTCTTTTTCATAGTCCTGTACCTTTGAATAGTGAGGCGCCTCTTCTTTAATAAACTTGTCAAGGACAAAAAGCACAACCTGCACCGGATCGACACCTTCCTCAAATTGAGGTGGCAGATTCGCTTCCAATGAACCATATAAATTTCCACCTTGTACGGAGTCATATACAATAACACCCTTTTTGGCAAGATAGTTGAACAGTCTACTCTGTGCTCCATAAATATGATCGCCCATTTCATCTTTTGCAAAAGTGATCACCTTAAGCATATGAGGCATAACAACAATATCAATTTCAGGATGATCGTATATCGCAATACTCCCATCTAGTGTTTTTCTCATATCCAGTGTTATTTGTGCATCTGGTTTTTCTTCCGCTTCTACAGGAGGTCTTCCCGGTAGCTGCTCGTCTTGCGTTCCAATTGTAACTTCAATATCTGCCATTATTTTGTAATCTCGTGTGTTAAATTTTGTATCTTTAATATTTGTTTTACCATATCTTGTGTAAGCGGTTTTTCTCTAAAAGTGTCAATGACGCCTAAAACTTTATTTGTTTTTTCTGTCATTAGTTTATCATTTTTAATCTCTTCTATCTCTAGTGATTCGTGCAGAACGTTTTTTATTCTAGTAATTTCTTCATTTAAATATAATTTAAGGTTTAGTCCATTGTTTGAAAACGACAAAATATAATTGGTTAACAAGTTCCTCTGCTCTTCTAAAAGTTGCTCTCCATATTCTTTGTTATATTTTTCGACAAACGTTTTATAGATCAAATTTGTAATCGGCACTAACTCTTCTCTCAACTCTTCTTCTTCGTGTGTCATCTTCTTTAACAGAGACTCTTCTAATAGGACGCGCTTCTTAGGGGCGGTTTTCTTACTAAAGATTTGTGCAATAGTAGCATAGTCTTTATAGTTTGGAACAAAATTAGAAAACACATCTCTTGACAAGTTTTTGTTAACAAATGAAATTATCCTGCTTTGTTCCATAAAAACTTGTTCATGATCTAGCTCATCATAATCCTTTTTCGTTTCCTGAATTAATTTCTCTGCGGTGTAAATGTCCATGTCCGTTGTTTCTAAAAGGCACTTGTAAAGTTGTAGTTCTTTTGCAATTTCAGATGACGACATAAAGTATTCTTTAACTAAACCGAGAGCTTGTTGCTTCTTCTTCTCATCTTTGTTAACGACACTCTTGGCAACTTCTCTTATTAAAGCCTCATACAGAAAAGCAGTATTTCTTTTTTTGTTATGCCTCAGTCTCATTATCTTCATCCTTTAGTTCTAGCTCTTTAACTAGATCTTTAATTTGCTTATTTGATTCTAAAAGTTTTCTTTCCGCCTCTTTGTAATTAGTTTCTTTTTCCTCGAATATGGCATTTTTCCCTAAACCATATAGTTCCAAAGCTCCTTTATGTAGATTTCTTTTAGTGTTGCTCGCGACTTCATCAGCCCACTGCCCTTTATAGTGTCGTTTTCTTGCGCTCATGTCGCGCCTATCATAAGTTACCGGTGAATACCATTTTCCTTTAGATTTAGAAGTGGTTGTAGACTCGGGGCGGCCAAAAACATCTTTTTTCGTAACTTTATACCAGTCTTCCTCGTCTCTTTTTCCCGGAGGTTCTGGTGCGGCCAGGAGCGCTGATTCCCCACCTTCTTCGCCACCTTCTTCCCCACCTTCTTCGCCTTCTTCTTCAGGCGGCGGCTCTTCTTCTCCTGCCTCTTCTCCTGCGGGAGCCGCTTCTCCCGGGGGTGCTCCGGGTGGCGTTTCACCTGCTCCGCCTAGGCCCATTTGTTCCCCTGCGCCTTGTGCGGCACCAGCCATTTGAGCCATTCCAGCTTCCACAACTGCTTCCATTGCTGTTTCAAATTTTCGGTCATAGAACATTTCTCTTTGAATACGAATAGCCTCTTCGTCTGATACTCCAAGAATCTTTTCAAACACCCATCGCTTGCTGAAGTATCCTTCAGTGGCTGCACCAGCTGCATCGAATTTAGTTCTCCAGTGTTCTAGCTCTTGCATTTCAGCTAACTTGGAGGGATTGTTTAACTGAAGGGTGAAAGAAACCAAATCATCCCCCTTAAACCCAAGAGTATAAAGCTGTATAATTCCAATCTTTTCAAGTTCAGAAACGATAGAGCGTTGCAATCTTTGAACTGTTCTTGCAAATCTAATATCTTTTTGTGCTAAGGTTGTCTTATCTTCATCTGCCCCTTCTCCTCTAGAAAGATATGACTGAGGAATTTTAAGCGCTGAGAAAAGTTTATCTCGTAAATATTTGACATCATCAATGTCGCCAGTATAAGTTCCGCCCGGAAGACTTTCAACTCTGGTTGACTGAACTGAGCCTCGGACAGGAATAAAGTAATCTTCATCAATGCTCATGGGGTTATAACGCAAATCAACGCGACCGGTCTCGGGATCTACAACTTGATTCCGCTTCATTGAGGTGATTGCTTTTTGCATGTATTGTTCTACGTCCGATGGACTAATATTTCCCACATCAATATAGAATACGCGTCTTTCCGGAGAGCGAACAATGCGATAAGCCATCATTGCATCCTCAAGTAACGTCAATTGGCGCCAGATTCTTCTTGCTGGTTCTAAAACAGAAGTTCCATATGGGGCATATTTATCATTTCCTAAAATTCTAAAGTGTGCCATCTGCCAGTTTTCAAGAGTTATCCCGCCAGTGTTCCACTGAAACTGGACATAGTTTGGATTTGTTTTATCTTCGCCTTCCAGTCTTTCGACTTCTGTTGTGGGGAGGCCGACCACATTTACAATGCCAACTTCAGGGTTGATATCCAAGTAGAGAAAAAAGTCTCCATATTTACACATTGTTCGTGCCCAGCCAAACATGTTAAACTCAATGTTCAGGACATTAAAGTATAAGGACTCTAAGATTGTTTTAATCTCTTCGTTCGAGCACTTAATGGTCAACATCTTTCTCAGATCATTAGATGTAGTCATTTCGTCTGCATAAATATCCAGTGTAGAAGCAATCTCTGGTGTGTACTCCATTTGATCAAAATCCACATATCGTTGAGTTCTGTTTTGAGCCGACATAATATTGGCTGCAAGATTTTCAAACGGATTGTAGGATAGTTTTTGAAATTTCTGACCGGCAACATCTTTAAACCTACTAGCGTATTTATCCAATCGCCTTCTAGAAAGTTGTCTTGTGCTCTGAGAGCGGTAATTAATCAGCGGCCCAGAAAACAATCTTGTGAGCTTCTTAAACAGAGGCCATGTTGAGTCCTTGGGGTTTTTATTTCTGGTTGCCATCTTTTATCCTTTTATTAACCATGAATGTTCTTCATATTGCTTTTCTGCTTCGACCTTTTTCATTTCCAAATCTATAGAGTGTTTTTGTCCGGCCATTCCGGGAATTCTGGTGTCCAAAACAGAGTTACTCTTTATTATAGAGCCTAAAAGGGCTTTTTTATACTCTAAGTCCCTTTGATTTTCAACAATTGCAGTATCCCTTACCCAACATCCAATAGCACAGGCCATAACCAAATCATCGTTGTACCCTTTTTGTGCTTCTGGTCGACCATTGTTCCAAATAAAGATGTCTAATTCCGCTCTAAGTCTCGAAGAATAAATAGTTATAACTTTGTTTCTTATAAACTCTTCAAACTTAGCAACTAGAAGGGGGCGCGTCTTTAGAGAGGTTGTAAATCCAGCTATTGTGCCACTTCTGCTTTCTGCAGTTAATTGGTCCACATATTCATGGGTTGATTTAACTGAATGATAAACATTTGAGTAGGCTTTTTCTTTTAGTTTCTCTATCACAGAAAATCCAACCGAATTGTTCTCAACAACAACCATACATTCTCCATATTCTCTTCCTGCGTTATAAACGATCTCAGAAAACATATCAGGAGTAACCTTTCCTTGGTATTCTGCAATGATTTCCATAGTTTCTAACTTAAAAATATGAAAAACAGAATAATCCGCGCCGTCGCCGCGCGCCACATCTGCTGATAGTAGATATGTATTTTCTGGCTTAAACTCTTCCCAGATCCAAAAGTTTCTGTCGAAGCCGGTACGATATTTTGGATCCATAATTTGTTTATCAATTCTGGTTATATCATCCGGGTGTATTACAGTGTCTCCAGATGCATTAAAGTTGCACTCTAATTCCTGTGCAATTTGTCTTCTCGACATGTTTCTTGTTTCGCGCGTGAACCAATCATGATCGCGATCAGGATGCACATCCCATAACAACTTAATGGGATGGAAGTTGCTCTTGTCGGCTGCAGCATCAATATATGTTTTATGGAACCAATTACCAACGCCATTTGGGGTTGAAAGTGCAATACACCTACCGCCAGTTGATAGTGTGGGATATAAACCAGTCCACAATTCCTCTAAACCCTCAACGTGCGCAGCCTCATCAATTACCAAAAGAGATAACGCCTCAGAACGACCAGCATCTGCAGAGGTTGAAGACGCTTTAATCTGTGAACCATTGTTTAGTTCAAAAGAATTTCTATTATTGACCTCAACTTCTGCAATTTGAATCCACTCTGGTAGACTTTTCAGCATTGCTTTAACCTTTTTAACCAAGTTTGAAGCAGTTGTGTACTTTGTTGCCATAACAAGGACGTTTTTATCCCGATGAAACAACATCATCCAAACGATATAAGCTGCTGTAATTGTTGAGATTCCCAGCTGTCTTGCTTTGAGAATAACTGTAAATCGGTGATCATCAAAAGATTTAAGCAAGTCATCTTGATAATCATAAGTTTTAAATGGAATTAGACCTTCTAGTGGGTGAGAAATTCTTGCAAAGTTGTTGATAAAATAAACGGGGTCCTTACCACATTTAATGATCTCTTTCATAATTTCTTTCTTGGTAAGTTGGTTTCCCAATTAAATACTCCCGTTTTTACACTGAAACGTTTTCTGGTTTCTTGGCTTTGTCTCGACCAAGTTCAAGCCACTTTTTAACAGCACTATCTAATTTATCCTCGGACGGTTGTTTTTCTCTTTCAACTTCTTTTAATCCGCCAATTTTATAAGATTTAGTAGCTTGAATCCAGTTTCTTTTCCTAGAAACGCTTTGTGCGTGTACATCAGCTTCTCCCTCTGGAGATAGCGAAAGAGTATTCTTGGTGATTGTCTTGTATTCTTTCTTCAAAAACTTGACAATATCTTTAAATGTTTGTTCAATGTCATCTTCGTAGTTTTTGTTATGAAAGTCTTTCATAGTAATTTCAGCCTGGTAGTTAATTATTAATCTATCAGCCTGAATTTTTACTTTAAAGCCATCCATCACGCGCGAATCTGTAATACAGTCACCCTCTTCTCTTTTTAATCCGACTTTTCGCGATTCGCCATCGTAAGCATAGCGCTCATCATGTGAACCATCATAAGCATTTGCGGCTGCTTGATTAATACCTTGAATTATTTCATAAACTGTTGCCATTTATTTACTCCTCTTTTTTTGGTCGCCAGCCAGTCTTCCATCGTTTTTCTCGACCCTCTACGTATTGAATGTAACATGCATAGCAACATTCAAATTTGTTCATATAAAGATCGTCCTGCCCCTCAAAAGAATATATATCGCAAACTGGACATTTTCTTTTAGCTTTCCTAGTAATTAGATTCTTGGGTATGAAAAAACCGTCTTTTTCAACTTTATCTGTTTTGTCCTTTTTTGACTGTTCTTTTTTTGAAACTTCTTTAAGTTGTTCAAGATATTCTTTTTCTTTCTCATCTGTCCAAAATGACTTAGGGTTTATTACTGATTCAGTGCCGTATTTTTTTTGAACCGCCTTCTCTAGGCGCGCTATATAGTCCCAGTCTTTCTCTTTCATTTTCTCTTTTAATCGTTTGCTATTTCCTTGACGCCATAAACAACCGCCAAGGTCAACCCAATGCCAACTAAAACGCCGCCTGCGGCCCACCACTGAGAGTAATCTTTCTTTCCTTGGGCTATCGCGCTTAATCTTTCAATTTCTTTATTTTTTATATTGATTAAAGTTGTGTGCTTATCTTTTAAAGAACTGTATGATACTTTTTGTGACTCTATGACCAAACTTAATTCGGCTCTTAACTTTGCCAACTCATATTGTAATTTAAGCTCCCACTGTTTTTCTGAAAAATCTTTGCTTGTTAGAAGCTTTGCTGCGGCGACACTATTCAAAAGCACTCCGGAGTATGGTGCGGGCTGTTTATATCTTAATCCTGTTATTTTTCCTTTTGGCGGCAACAAAGGCTCATCGGCAAGAACAATTGTTGGCAAAAAAGCCATGCATAAACACAAAACCACACTTAATATCTTATTCCACATAATCTAACCCATATTTTTCTGCTAGCAGTCTAGCAAGTTCATCTGGTTTTTCGTTATAATTTTCTACCAGTTTTTTAATTTCTTTCTTCTTTTCTCTATCCAGTTCCAAACTGTCGACCTTATACTGCTCTTCTAGTTGTTTTAATATGTTACCATATTTTTCTAATATTTTATCCTTTTTTTTAATCTCTTCTTCGTGGATTTCATTTATTGCATCAATTTGTTTTCTATAACTTTCAGAACGTATTTTCAGCACTTCATGTGCTTTATCTTTCTGCCGAAAAAGCAGCCAAAGGACAATAGTATATAATACGACCGCTGGTGCTTTCCAGTTGTGTTTAAGCCATGTCCAGGATTTTTTTAAAAAAGTCTTTACTGCCAACCATGTAACCATTTAAACGTCTATCCCAAACAGTTCCCTTACATTTGATAGGTGCCACTTAACTTCTTCTGGATCATTAGCCAGTTCAGCTAAAGACTCAACATTTCCAATGGCCTGAGAGAGTTTTACTCGATCTTCTTCTTCTGGTTCTAAAGAAACTTTTCCATTCGGGAAGGCCCGGTCGACCTCTTCCTTAATAATTTTATTAAATTCATCGCTATTTATGTTCATGGTCCATGCCTCCATCTAGTTGCAATGTCTGCCAAGCCCTCTAGGCCGATATAAGCTAGTGAAATTGCTACCCAATCTTCCGATGCTAAAGGTACAACGTCCATAACCATAAAACCGGTTGCGGTTAACCAAACCATTAACTTTCTTGACATTAGCTTATTTAAAGCTTTATCTAATGCTTGTCTCACTTTAAGTCTCCTTTTGTTAATAACTAGTCGTCAGAAATGACAGTATCCGGGTCGATGCCGCTCAAAGAAACAACATAAGGCACAGGCCTATTTCGAAAAATAATGCCCCTCACCGACAAAGAAAAGGGCGCCTGCGGAACAGAAACCTCTGTGGCTATCGTATATAGTTTCTCATACTCACCTGTTAGATTAGATGCTGCAGTTTCTAGTTCTCCCGTGGCGCGGACTCTAGAACTCATATCCGTTACGGTTTCCGATATATAAATATGATCTCCGCCATCGTACATCATTGTCATGTTTTTCCCTCGCTAGTTTATATTCTACCGGTAATTAGTTGCTTTTTTAAATTAAACTTCAACAACTTTTGCATAATGCCCACTTTTATCGATAGTAACTTGCATGTCTGCACAATCTTTTAAAGAGTCCAAATGGGATATCAAGAGTACTGTTTTGAAGTAAGATTTAACCAACTCTAGAATAGAAACAAAGCCATCCATATTATCTGCATCTAAAGCAGTTCCAGGCTCATCCAAAATAAAGATATTGCTCTTTGGAAGATTGGATACAGATAAAAGAGCCAATCTAATGGCCATGGCAGCAATTGTTTTTTCTGCGCCGGAGCCCATTTGAAGGGGGCGCGGGGAATGCTTTGAGTGTTTGATAAATATTTTTAAATGCTTTCCATCGTCCTCAAAGAAAATCTCAAAATCAACAATGTTCGCCAACACTTTTGCTATTTCATTATTAATTACTGGGAGTTTCTTTTTGATAATATCGTAGGATATGCCGCTTGAGTGCATGCAGCGCATGAACAAATCATATGCTGAATAGTTTTCTCTTAGCTCTTCCAGTTCTTGCTTTTGCTCCTTTAGTGAATTCAACTTTTGTTCTAATGAACCGTGCTCTTTGTAAAACCCCATCAAAGAATTGTGACATTTTTTAAGCTCCTTCTCTTTTGCTGATAGGGCTTTCTTTGTTTTGTTTAACTTTTTAATAAAGTTTTCTTTATTTTCAATTACTTCTTTGTTTTCGTAATAGAGCACTTTCTTTCCATTTAATTCATCAACTTCCTTCTCCAAAGCCTTTAAAGATATCTCATTGTTTTCTATTAAGAGCATAGTTGTGGAAATCTCACGTTCTGAAACTTCTTTTTTATTGACAATTTCTTGATATTTTTCTAGTTGTTCATCTATATTGTTCTCTGGGTTTAACTTTTCTATTTCTTTGTTGGTATTAACAATGCTTTTATTAAGCCTTTCAACCTCATGAGTTAAATTAACTAATTCATTTGCAGCTTCATGCGCATCACAAATAAATTTACAATCTAGATATTGACTCCCACAAGGAACTTCCTTAAGTAATTGTTTCTTTTTGCTTTTTACTATTAAACTGTTTTCTCTTGCAATTAGTTCATCGTGAATTTTATTTAGCAGTGCACTTTTGCCTATGATTAGTTCTTTTTTGGCGCGCAAAGCCTCAATATCATACTCTCCAATGAATTCATCAATCTTTTTAACAAGAATTTCTTTATCCGAGTATTCACCGCGCAAATTAACAATTTCAGCAATTGTATTTGCACACTCTCTTTCTTTTTTACTGATGTTTTTAATAGTCTTTTCAATATCAATCACCTCTGTTGGGATAGAATCGATATTGCTCTGAATCTCTTGTGCCAAATCGTTTAGAACAGAAATCTCTTCTTTCATTTCTTCGCACTTTTGTGCATGTCCTCTCGTTTCGCTTTCATTAAAAATTATATCTTTTTCAGCTGAGAAGATGTCGTCGTCAAATTCCTTCCCTTCTAATCGTTTAAGCGCGCCGCGCAAATCAGTTGCGTCTTCTTTAGCTAATTTAAACTTTTGCTCAAACATCTCAAGATCTAGAAACTTAGCTAAAATTTCCTTACGTCGAGTCGAACCTTCACTAATATATTGTAGTGAGCCAAGCTGGGAAGTCATTGATGTTAAAAGGAAATCCTCTATAGTGCCAAAATACTTTCGTATCGCCTTGTCGGTTTCGTTCCTTGTTAAACCATTTAAACTAATTGTTTCATCGGTTGCCTCATCATAACATTCAAAATTTAAATTAGTTTTTGCCTCTAGGGTCTCTTCGCCTTTTAGCTTTTTAGTATATTTTTCGGAAGATCGCTCAACAGTATATCTTTTATTGCCAATAGATATTACCACCTTCCCTTGACAAGATTCTTTATTTTGGTTAATAATGTTGAGGTTTTTTCTTTCATTCTTGGAAGTACTATTAAATAAAGTATAAAGTATCCCGTCAATAATGCTAGACTTACCAGAGTAATTTTTCCCAAATACTCCCACAATTCCAGAAAGTTTATTGAAATCAATTCTATTGCCCTCTCCATAATTAAATAGATTGTCCCATTCGAATGATTCTAGTTTCCAATTAATATTGCGACCAACTTCTTCATCCTGTTCTAATGAAGAGTTATATTTTGAATTTAATTTAAGCACCCTTTCTACTAATTCATCATCAGGTTGAAAATCCTTTAAATATTCGTTGATCAACTCTTCTTGGATTGCAATATCTCTTAAGTTGTCATTTTGCAAGCCTCCCGTCAACTCATCGACATTTCCTCGTTCTCCAGCTGCACGATTTAAAAACGTAATTGACTCAGGTTTAAATCTATGTTTGGCAACTTCAACTGCCTTTTTCATCGAACTTAAAGGAAGATTATTGTTTGATACCAAACGCAATCTTGCGCCGGTTGGCGCCTTAAACTTATTAGGAAGCCTGCCTTTTGGTGTTAACTCGACAGTAATAAAGGGCTTTGGATTTTCAAGTATATGGTGCTCGCAACTAAAAGAATCCTTATCTTTGATGTCCCAAGTCAAAAACCCTTTATCGTTAGTTTCCCCATGATTCTGCTGAACGGTTGAACCTGCATAACGGATTCTCTTTTCTTTATCTAAAATTTGGTTTGTCTTGTGAATATCGCCAAGAAAAGCGAAATCGTGGCCCTCAAAAATTGATATATCGTCTTCCCCGTGAGCCATAACCCAACCAAGATCTGTTTCACAATTTGAAATAGACCCATGATAAAGTGCAATATTAATCCGATTGGGATCGCTAGGAGGATTCCAGTTGTCGCGATCAAATACAGAAAGGACGTTAAGAGAAAACCCATTGTCTAATTGTATCTCCCCTGACTCCTTCAATAAAAAAAGCGACGGATGACCCAATGCATGAACAATGGGAGTTAAGGCATCTTGCCTGCTGGAATTCTTCAAATTCCCATCATGGTTTCCCAGGATTATATATGTAGGAGCGATATCTGCCAAGTTCCTAAAAAAGGAAGTACACATATCAACAAATTCTGGTGATAATTGTGTCTTGGTATGTGCTATATCTCCGCAATGAATGATATAATCGACTTCTTCTTCTTTTAGTTTTTCATATAACTTTTCGAAGACGACTCGGTACTCATAATGATATTTAAGATTTTTGATGTGTGTGTCGGCAATGTGTGCAAATTTCATATATTAATTAAACCCGACTAGCATGCTAAAAAATACTAGTCAGATCCATATTAACACCTATTTTACCAGCTGTCAAGTTAAATTTGCAATATTTTTTGCATTAAAATTGTAGCCTCGTCAAGCAGCGTTGCAGACTGCTTTCTTTTTGCAAATTCTTCTTTCGTCATTTCCCCGACATCTTCATAGCCAGACGTGTCAATTTTGTGCACTTCAATGCCGTGCGAAATAAGCGTTTTAATGATGTTTAAAGCCTTCTTTTCTGCATCTTTGTCGAGCGCTATATATATTTGTTTAGAGTGCGTCAGAATCGCTCTGAAGAGCTTAGACCGCTTGTTTAAAGTGGAACCCAATAAGGGGATAGAATTTTCTGCATTTATTGCGTCAAAAGCACCCTCAACTAAAACAACAGGAGCAGTCCAATCAACCATCAGTTCATTAAAAACAATGTTTCTGGATGCTGGTGGGTTTTTATACTTCATCCAATCATCCTTATATGTTCTCGCAATAAAATAATCACAATATCCATCATCATTAAACGATGGAATGATTATTCTATTCTTATATTGTCCTTCAGAACAATATCCTATCTTCCATTTTAGTATATCTGTCTCTGATACGTCTCTTTTTCGCAAGTAATCTAAGGCCAATTTAGAATCTCGTGGCCATGGCCTGTTTGCTAGACAGATATATTCACTTGGAAGTTTAATTCTCTGTTTTTCTTCTTCTATTTGTTCTTCTTCAAAAATATTATCAAAATCTGAGATGTCTACAGATTCGTTGAAGCTATTCCAATGCGCTTTTTGCTTGTGATTTCCATATCTTTTAACCAGCCAATACACATTTCTACCAGAGGAGTCACAGACCCAGCATTTATAGGTATTTTTGACTATGTTTATTGATAGTTTTTTCTTGTGGTGTTTACAAAAGGGGCAAGAGAATAAATACTCTTCATTCGAGCAGTAAAAACTGCCCAGAATTTCTTCTAAGATTTGAAGTTTTTCAGAATGCATGTTGTAATATTATCAGACAAGAATTAAGAAGTCAACTTTTATTCTTCTAGACTACCAGCAAAAGCAGAAGTACTAGAAGCGCTCTCAGGTCTAGAAAAAATGAGGAGCAACTCTTTTAGGACGGGAATCGGAACATTAGAAAGGATAATAGCAGCTGCATCGTCATCCAGGCCTCTTTCAGTTAGAATGTCATGTAAATCTTCTTGTATTTTTCGGTCAGAATGTACGCCTAGGCCAGTTTCATTTAAAACGCCATTTAATTGCTCTTCAATCAGCCCTTTTAAATCATCTCTTGTTAGCTTCATTTTTTTTACCCTTCTTTAAGATAAGCTTTCCTGATATTAATTTTCCATTTTTCTCTTTATATTTTGCGACGACGCGCTTGCCTATAGAGGTCCAGTGATTTATCAAAATTTTAGACTTTTCCTTTGTGGAGTCTTTTGAGTTTACTGTCTCTGCAATATAAAAAACACTAGCTCTAATGAAGCTAGCTTGATCTGTCTTAAAACTTAATATTTCATAAGACTCTTTTTTCTCGTGCAGCTTTTTTAACCACGCGACTGCGCGCGCCGCTTGTGCCATATGTATTTTTTGTATTTCCGCTGGTCTGTTTTTGATCGTTTCATATAAAAAGCCTGTTACTGCATCAATCTGTTGTTTACCCATTGGCGCGGAATTAAAATATACTTTTGCTTCCGCCGCAAAGGAAAACAGTAAAGCCGCGATAATCATTATACTTTTAATTCTCATATTTATTTCCTTTTTTTGCTTCTTCTTTGATTAAATAGTGACCAGCCCTAGCAATTACCAAAGAATCTGCTTTATCATAAACCCCTTTTGCCGGGTTATTATTACGATTATACTCCATTTTAAAGCTTTTTTCATTTTTAAGAATGTACTGTAATACAATCTCTTTTGCTTTTTGACCTCTTCTTATTTTTATGCCATATTTTTTTCTTGCTGTTGATGCATTTATATATTTGGGCTCCATATTAAATGTTTCCCTTAACATCCAGCAGACAACTCCATTAAATCTTTGAATTTTTGAAATAACCTGAGCAGAGCTTCTTCCTGCTGCAAACATTCCTAGAGGCTCTTCGACAAAAATACTTTCAATGGGGTACTGAGATTTTAAATAACATATTTTGTCCTTGATGATGTCAAGCTTTTCGAAAAAAGCCAATTTGGGCTTGTCTGTTCTCCATGCCTCACAGTATATTAATTCGTTGTTTCGATCAACAATGGATACTCCAGTGATCGAAGTGCTTATATCTAATCCTAAAATCATTTTTTTATATATCTAACTTAAGTTTAAAGGTGTATTCGTCGGTTTCTAATTTTCTAACCGGGTTTGCTAATTTTGCAACACCAATAAGATTTTTATCCTTATCGTATATTCCTATTTTACTAATAAAAGTTTGTTTTTTAAAGCTAGCAGTGTAATCTGTGCAATAAGAACTGCTAATTGTGTTTTTGATAATTAAACTATCTGGCTCTTCGTACTTGAATGTACCTGTTAATGCGCCTGTAGACTGATTATATTCGATAAACGTTGGGTTATTAGAATGGTTTAAGTATCCTTTTTTGGCATGCGCCATCATTGTAACCGTAGGTATATAGTTTGTACCAGAAAAGGCTAAACTATAAGAAGA